CGGCCACATCGGGGTTCTTCTTCTGGGGCATGATGGACGAGCCGGTGGAGTAGGAGTCTGAAAGCGTGATAAAGCCAAATTCGGAGCTCGACCACAGCACGATCTCCTCGGAAAGACGCGACAGGTGCATGGCCATGACGGAGCCAGCGTAATGCAGATCGAGCAGGAAATCACGGTCGGAAACAGCATCGAGTGAGTTAGGAATCACGCCCGCAAAGCCAAGTTCGGCAGCCGTCATCTGGCGATCGAGCGGATAGCTCGTACCGGCAAGCGCGGCAGCACCCAGCGGGCAGTTGTCGGCGGCATCAAAGGCGGCCTTCAAGCGTGTAAAGTCGCGCGCGAACATCCAGGAATACGCCAGCAGATGATGCGAGAGCAGCACGGGCTGAGCGTGCTGCATATGCGTGTAACCCGGCAGAATCACCTTGTCGTACTTCTTAGCCGCATCCACCAGCACATGGCGCAGCTCAAGATTGGCCTCCATGAGCTCCTTGGCCAGCGCCTTGACGCCCAGGCGCGTGTCGGTCGCCACCTGGTCGTTGCGCGAACGTCCGGTATGCAAGCGCTTACCGGCCTCGCCGATGCGACGCGTCAGCTCGCTCTCGATGGACATATGAATGTCCTCATCGTTGATATCGAAGGTAAAGTTGCCGGCATCGATATCCTGTTCGATTCCGTTCAGGCCCTTGGCAATCGCCTGCTCGTCCTCGGCACTGATGATGCCCTGGGCCGCCAGCATTTTGGCATGCGCCTTAGAGCCTGCGATATCCTGCTTATAGAGATGTTTGTCGGCCGGCAGCGACGCGCCAAACTCCTGCGTGACCTCGGCCACGCCTGCCTCAAAACGACCGCCCCAAAGAGCCATGGAACCGTCCCCTTTCTCCAAATACCAAAACAAGCGCCCAAAGCAATGCGCCATATCGCTAAAGCGATTTTTCAACCGCTAGTTTTACACATTCCCCACCGTGTGCGGAGCCATGTAGCTAATTTGCAAAGAAGTGACGCGCCATGCACTTGGCGCCCAACGTCTCCCTCCGGATGTTGCCCTGCGAACCATCGATCCAGGCCTTCAGGCTCATAGGGACGTCCTCGACCCTTGCAGCGTCGAACTCGGGCGCGAGGGCAAGTAAAGCATGCGCGATAGCATTGAACATAATGGATACTCCTCATATATATAGGCGCAGAGCCGCCAAATTGATAGAAGGAGCCCCGCCGGACAACCCCGGCGGGGCTCGGACTCAGCCGCAGACGCGGCATCATATATGCGGGCGGAACGTAGGGGCCACCGATGTTAAGAAGTGTCAGCAAGCATAACGAAAGGTAGGGACCCCGTGCGCCCGTTATGTATCACGCGGATGGGCCGCGCGGATACCAAGGGAAGGAGGCGCTAGGCCTGGGCGGCAGCAGAGCTGGGGCCCTGGACCTTTGCCCACGTCTTGAGTGACAGCGTATCGATCTCGATAAAGCCGGCGCTGGCCTTCTCGTCAAACGTAGTGTCGCGGTCGTAGGTAGCCAGACCGTAGTCATACAGGCTAAACGGGCTCTTGCGGCCGACGACATGGCAGTTGCCCTTAAAGAACTTCAGACGGACAGTGCCGGTCACGAACTTCTGGGTATCGGCCATAAAGGCATCGAGCGCGTTCTTGAGCGGGCTGTACCACTGGCCGTTGTACACGGCGGTGGCCCAATCCTGCTCGAGCTTGATCTTGGTCTTGAGCAGGTCGCCCTCGACGCAGATGTCCTCGAGCGCCTTGTGGGCGGTGATGAGCGTCAGGGCGCCGGGAACCTCGTAGCACTCGCGGCTCTTAAGGCCCACCAGGCGATCCTCGACCAGATCGAGACGGCCAAAGCCATTGTCGCCGGAGATCTTGTTGAGGGCGATGACGATCTCGGAGAGCTTCATCTTCTTGCCGTCGACGGCGACGGGCTTGCCGGCCTCAAACTCGATCTCGGTATAGGTCGGGGTGTCGGGCGTGTCCTCGGGGTTCTTGGTCATAACCCAGGCGTCGTCGAGCGGCTCGTTCCAGGGATCCTCCAGGTGGCCGCACTCAATGGCACGACCCCACAGGTTGTCGTCGATGGAGTAGGGGTTGTCGTTGGCACCCTCGGGAACCGGCACGTTGTGGGCGTGGGCATAGGCGACCTCGTCGGGACGGCACTTCAGATCCCACTCGCGCACCGGGGCGATAACCTTGAGCTCAGGGTCGAGGGCCTTGACGGCGGCCTCAAAACGGACCTGGTCGTTACCCTTGCCGGTGCAGCCGTGGGCGACGTAGGTCGCGCCAAACTCGTGGGCGACCTCAACAAGCTTCTTGGCGAGCAGCGGGCGGGAAAGAGCGGAGAGCAGCGGGTACTTGTTCTCGTACATGGAGTTTGCAGCGATGGCCTTAGTCAGGAACTCATCGGAGAACTCGTCGCGCAGGTCGAGCACCTGGCAATCGAGAACGCCCAGGTCGAGCGCCTTCTGCTTCTTGGCATCCAGTCCGGTCTCTTCCTGGCCCACGTTGCCGCAGACACAAACGACATCGAGATTCTTCTCGTCCTGGAGCCACTTGACACATACGGATGTATCAAGACCACCGGAATATGCGAGAACGACTTTTTCCTTGCTCATGGCTGTTTCCTTTCGCCCTTGGTAGCTAGTTAGAACATCGGTCAGTTGCAAGTCATTTCAAGGTCATATACCGTGCAATATCAGGTTAAATAGCAAAAATCAGCACATACATGCCCTAGAAACATGCAGCAATGTCGTACTAAAACCCAACGACCTCAAAATGACTCTGTTGAGGCAATTCGCCCCATGCGGACAGAGACGATTGTTATCGTCGTCGGGAAATTGCGCGCTGGCGTCGGATGGCATTGTCTGCAGTGGTGATGATCTTTACGAACTGCATCTGCCTCTCCTTTCACCTATCGCCGGGCGCAATTCTAATATCGTAAACGGTACCTTTTCCTCGGTAAGCGGTTGTTTTTCCGTCTCCGTTTTCGATGGTCGCTATATTACGATAAAGTGCCTGCTGCACAAGCGACAAATTCAAATTTCTGAAAAGTTTTTTCATTAGTTTGTGAAATGCAGTGCAAATACGCTGCGTTCCTGCGAAAATACGCCTGACTACGAGTTGATGGTTATAACATCTGAAACAATTTCGAAACGAAAGGCGTGCTTTTATGCAAACTTACGAATCGGACGCCAATATTGGAAACATTAAGATTCTCGCCGTTGATATGGACAAGACGCTTCTCACCGACGAGCGCGTGCTACCTCAGGGTCTTGATGAGCGCCTGGACAAGCTCGCCGAGGCTGGCATCGTGTTCTGCCCCGCTAGCGGACGTCCGGCCCCCAAGCTCGAGGAGATGTTCGAGGGCATCAAGAACCGCCTCGCCTTTTGTCCCGACAACGGAGCCTGCGTCATCTATCGCGGCAACTATATCTATAAGAGCAACATCGATGTGGCGCTGTATCAGCAGGTCTTGAGCCGTGCCTCGGAGGACCCGCGCGCCGTTCCCGTTCTGTGCTGCTTCGACGAGTTCTACGTGCTTGCCCGCGACCATCAGTACCACGACGAGATCAGCGTCTACTACAACACAATCAACTACGTCGACAGCTTTGAGGGCATTGATTTCGAGTCCAACAAGATTTCGGTCTTCTTCCCCGGCTACGACGCCGAGCCCGCTTTCCGCGAGACCTATGGCCCCGAGTTCTCGGACAAGCTCTATGTCACCAATGCCGGCCGCGAGTGGATCGACTTTATGAACCTGGGTGTCGACAAGGGCGCCGGCGTCGCGCATCTGTGCGAGCACCTGGGCATCGATATCGCTGACGCCGCTGCCGCGGGCGATACGTACAATGACATCCCCATGCTGGAGCGCGTCGGTCACAGCTTTATCGTGGACAACGCCGAGGAGCACATGAACGCGCACGCCAAGTGGCGCATTCCGAGCAACAACGACGGGGGCGTACTGACGCTCATCGACGCCATCTTGGCGGCTCGTTAACGCGCTCGTCGGACCTGGCCGGGTGGCATGGGTTAACTTTTCGCTCGGTCAGGTCCTGCGCAAGACGAAAGCCACATTAAGTGGCTTTCTTTGCGTGCGGAATCTACGAAAAGTTAACCCATGCCACCCGGCCAGGTCCTGCGGTGACTTGCTTGCCGCCTGGATGGCATCTTGCGTGTCTAGATACTTGGCTGAATTTAATTGAACGAAGGGGGCTCCTTGTTGGCAAGGAGCCCCCTTCTGTTTTTGGTTACTTTGGAACTGTGGTTGCTTTCCTATTTCGCGTCTGCCCAGGTTATGCCGGTGCTGGCTTCGGCGATCAACGGTACGCGGAGGTCTACTACGTGTTCCATGACGTCGCGGACCATGGCGGTTAGGCGCTCGACTTCGTCGACGGGGCACTCAAAGTCCAGTTCGTCGTGCACCTGCAGGATCATGTGGGCGGCAAAGCCCTCTTCTTCCAGGCGGCGGCTTACGCGGGCCATGGCGATCTTGATGATGTCGGCGGCGGTGCCCTGCATGGGGTGGTTCATGGCCGTGCGTTCGCCAAAGCCGCGAAGCTGCGGATTTTTGGCCTTGAGCTCGGGAATATGGCGTCTGCGGCCGTACATGGTCTCGGCGTAGCCCGTCTGCTTAGCACGCGCCACCACGTTGTCGAGGAACATGCGCACGCCCGGATAGGCCTCGTAGTAGCGGTCGATCATTTCGCGCGCCTCGGCCATCGAGATATGCAGCGACTGCGACAGACCGTAGGCCTGCTGGCCGTACACGATGCCAAAGTTCACGGCCTTGGCGCGGCTGCGCAAATCGGGCGTTACCTCGGACACGGGAACGCCAAACACACGCGCGGCCGTCTCGGCGTGGAAGTCCTCGCCCTCGTTAAAGGCGCGCACCAGGTGCTCGTCACCCGAAAGATGCGCCAGCAGACGCAGCTCGATCTGCGAGTAGTCCACCGCCAAAAAGACGCTGCCCTCGCCCGCCGAGAACGCCGTCTTGACGGTACGCCCCAGCTCCGAGCGCGTCGGAATGTTCTGCAGGTTCGGGTCGCTCGAGGACAGACGCCCCGTCGCGGTGATGGTCTGGTTGTACGTGGTGTGCACTCGACCGTCGCCACGGCGCAACGGACCTAGCGTGTCCAGATAGGTCGACTTAATCTTGGACTTCTCACGCCAGTCCAAAATCAGGCGCACGATCTCGTGGTCGCGGGCAAGGTCGCTCAACACCTTGGCGTTGGTCGAATAGTAACCGCGCTTGGTCTTCTTGAGGCCCTTGGTCGGAAGCCCCATCACATCAAACAGCACGTGCGAGAGTTGCATGGGGCTGCCGATGTTAAAGGTCTCGTCACCGGCAAGGTCGCGAATGCTTCGCTCGACCTCGGTGATCTGGGTCGCCAGACCCTCGGACAGACTGTGCAGGCGATCGGGGTCCACGAGCATGCCCGCGCGCTCCATCTTGGCAAGCACCGGCACAAGCGGCATCTCGATGCCATCGAACACGTTGACGGCGTTCTCGCGGGTCATGCGGTCGCGCAGCGGTGCGACCAGCGCCAGCGTCAAGGCCGCCGTACGGGCGGCGGGTGCAGGAGCGTCCTCGCCGGTACCCTCTGCACCGCGCGCCGCAGGCAGCGCCATCTGCAGATAGGTATCGGCCAGATACGCCTCATCGAACTCGGAGCGGTCGGAATCCAGCAGGTAGGCGGCAACCACGGTATCGAAGATGCGCGTGGAATCGGCAGACAGCGGGTCCATGAGCTCGGGCTCAGAGGAATCGATAGGCGAAAGCTCGTGCAGCAGCGCCTTCATATCCGGGCTCGCCACGCGGCCCTCCATAAACAGGCGCGCGAGCACGCCGGCAATCACGCCGTGGGCGAAGTTAAAGCCCTCAACCTCAGCCGCCGCACCGCCGTCGCCCTCCTCGAGCGCGAACAGGCCCTTGGACGTCGCCAACCACAGCGTGCGCGTCAGTCCAAAGAGCGCGCCCTCTTCCTTGTCGTCGTCCACCACGGCGGCGACCCACTCGCCGGCATCAATCGCGCGGGAGACCTCAGCCGCAACGGCACCAAGCGCGTCGGCATCGCCGGCGGCTGCGCGAACCATAGCAGGTATCTCAAACACACTGGAGGCAGCAGCCCCGCCCTCGCCGCCGATCAGCGCCAAGAAACGGTTCTGCATGGCGGTGATACCAAGCGTACCCAGCGCCGCGGAAACCTCATCGGCAGAAAACGCCGGGAAGGACGTCGCCTCAAAGTCGAGCTCGACGGGCGCATCGGTGCGAATTGTCGCAACCTTGCGGCTCAGTAGTGCGTCATCGATGTGTGCACGCAGGTTCTCGCCCATCTTGCCCTTGACCTCATCGGCATGCGCGATGACTTCGTCCAGGCTACCGTACTTCGCAATGAGCGCACTCGCCTTTTTGGGACCGATGCCCGGTACACCGGGGATGTTGTCGGACGTATCGCCCTTTAGACCGTAAAAATCGGGCACGAGCGCCGGCGTAATGCCGTGATACAGGTCGTCCACGCTCTCGGGCGTCATAATCGCCACGTCGGACAGGCCCTTGCGGGTCGAGACCACGTTGACGTGCTCGGTCACGAGTTGATACATGTCGCGGTCGCCGGTCACCAGTAGCATGTCGCAGCCGGCCTCTTCACCCAGGCGCGCCATGGTTCCCAGGATGTCATCGCCTTCCCAGCCCTCGGACTGCAGAATCGGCACGTTGAGCGCGGCGAGCAGCTCCTTAATCATAGGGAACTGCGCATGCAGATCGGGGTCCATGGGCGGGCGTTGCGCCTTATACTGCGGCAGCATCTCCATGCGCACGCGCGGTTTACCCTTGTCAAACGCCACGACGACGCCGTCGGGGTTAAAGGCATCGATCATCTTGAGAAACATGTTCAGAAAGCCAAAGATCGCGTTGGTGGGGCGACCGTCCGGCGCGTTCATGGTCGGCGGCACGGCGTGGAAGGCGCGATGCATGAGCGAGTTGCCGTCGATAACGGCAAAGGTGCGGCGCTTGTCAGACATATTGAATACCTCGCTTTGGGCTGGGCACGGTTTGCTCACTCCAGTTTACACGCTCCCCGCCCCGCGGCCACCTCACATCAAGCTCCCCCGCCACCGTGAGCCCGCGCGTGATACGATGGCTCACGGTACATCAACCAGCACGATCGATCCGAAAGGAGCCTGCGTCATGGAGCGTCCCTGCGCATGGAAAAAGTACACGCCACAGCAAATCGAGGAGCTCGAGGAGCTTTGCCGCGGCTATAAGCAGTTTTTGAGTGAGAACAAGACCGAGCGCCTGTGCGTCAAGGCCGGCATCAAGATGGCCGAGGAGGCGGGATACGTCGACCTGGAGACCGTAATCGCCGCAGGCCGCGAGCTTAAGGCAGGCGACAAGGTGTATGCCGCTAACCACGGCAAGGACCTTATGCTCGTCAATCTGGGCACCGCCCCGCTCGAGCAGGGCTTTAACATCCTGGGCGCGCACGTGGACTCGCCGCGCCTGGACCTTAAGCAGAACCCCGCCTTCGAGGCCGGCGACATGGCTTATCTCGACACGCACTACTACGGCGGCGTCAAGAGCTACCACTGGGTAGCCTCCCCGCTCGCACTCGTGGGCGTCATCTGCAAAAAGGACGGTACCACCGTCGACATCAATATCGGCGACAAGGCGGACGATCCGGTCTTTACCATCTCCGACCTGCTGATCCATCTCTCGAGCGAGCAGATGTCTAAGCCTGCCAAAGACGCCGTCGACGCCGAGATCCTCGACGTGATCGTGGGCGGCCGTCCCGTCAAGTTCGATGAGGACGACAAGGACGCCCCCAAGGAGCCCGTCAAGCAGATGTTCCTGGATATCCTCAAGGAGCAGTACGACGTCGAGGAGGAGGACTTCCTCTCCGCCGAGATCGAGGTCGTGCCCGCCGGCCCCGCCCGCGACATGGGCCTCGACCGCTCCATGATTCTGGGCTATGGCCATGACGACCGCGTCTGTGCCTACCCCTCCATGCTCGCCCAGATCAACGTCACCAACGTGGAGCGCACGAGCATCACGCTCATCGTCGACAAGGAGGAGATCGGTTCCGTGGGTGCCACCGGCATGACGAGTCGCTTCTTCGAGAACACCGTCGCCGAGATCATGATGCTCGCCGGCGAGGACAGCCCGCTGGCTCTGCGCCGCGCGCTCGCCCGCAGCCGTATGCTCTCCTCCGACGTGTCCGCCGGCTTCGACCCGGGCTATGCCGGCAAGTTCGAGACCAAGAACGCCGCCTTCATGGGTCGCGGCCTGTGCTTTAACAAGTACACGGGCAGCCGCGGCAAGGGCGGCTCTAACGACGCCGACGCCGAGTATGTGGCCCTCGTCCGCGACATCATGGACGAGGCCGGCGTGGACTTCCAGACCTGCGAGCTCGGCCGCGTCAACGCTGGTGGCGGCGGCACCATCGCCTACATCATGGCCAAGTACGGCATGAACGTCATCGACTCCGGCGTTGCCGTCCTGTCCATGCACGCCCTGTGGGAGGTCGCCAACAAGGCCGACATCTACGAGGCATATCGCGGTTACAAGGCCTTCATCGAGCGAGCCTAACCAACCCTTCATCAGTTGCGGTGAAATACGGACTAAACTGGCCCATAAACAGCCAAAACAGACCGTATTCCACCGCAACTTTTTTGGCAGAGGAGAGCCCATGCTGCAGGTCATCATTTCGCCCGCCAAGCAGATGCGCGCGGCCCAAAATGCTTTTGAAGTCCTGGGCATCCCACCCTTTGTGCGCGAGACGGCTCGCCTCCACCGCGCACTGCTAGATATCGAGCGGAATGAAGGCAGCGGCGGCCTGCAGGCGCTGTGGAACGTGAGTGACAAACTGCTGGGACCTTGCCTCAACACCCTGCATGAGTTCGGGCCCATCCTGAAAAGCGGCGATCTCGACAATCCCGCACTCGCCCGTCACCTCTCCCCTGCCGCCATGTCCTATCACGGCATTCAATACCAGAGCATGGCACCCGAGGTGATGGATTCCGCGCAGCTCGCATGGCTGCAAGACCATCTGTGGATCCTCTCCGGCCTCTACGGGTGCGTTCGTCCCTTTCATGCCGTCGAACCGTATCGGCTGGAGATGGGCGCGAAGCTTGTCGTCGACGGTGCCCGAGACCTCTACGCATTTTGGAGCGATAAGCTCGCGCGGGCTATCGCCCCGGCAGGTTCAAACACCACGATCGTCAACCTCGCCAGCGTAGAGTATGCCAAAGCCGTTCTGCCCCACCTCGCGGGCGACGCCACAGCCGTCACGTGCCTCTTTGGCGAGGGTATCCGCAACGGGAAGCCCATCCAACGGTCGACCGCCAGCAAAAAGGCGCGCGGCTCCATGGTGCGGTGGATGGCAGAAAACAAGCTCGAGGATGCAAGCGAACTTACCGCATTCAACATCGGCTATCGCCACGTCCCCGAGCCCTCATACCTAGGCACCCTCATGTTCATCAACGAACAGATGCTCTAGAGCCGGCACCCAACACTGACCCGCTCAGCCTTCTCTATATAACTTGCGGTGGAATAATTCCTATTTGAGCCTTTTTCGCACAATCAGGAACTATTCCACCGCAACTTTTATGAATTGGCTGCTAGGCTCGACACCTATTCTGCTAGACCGTCGGGGCTGCTAGGCTCGACACCTATTCTGCTAGACCGTCGGCCTTTGCAATCCCGTTTGTCGAACCGTCCTGATAGACAATCTTGACGTGCTCGACCTCGGACACCGCAACACCCGACGGGGGCTCCAGGCGCCATTCCGTCAGCGCGATATCCATCGTCGTGGGCACATCCCCTTGATCTTTGAGCTTCACCGTCAACGTTTTGAACGTCGCATCATACGTCACGCGTTCGATTTCCTCACCAGGAATAGACCCACCACTCAGCTGCAACTGCACAAACTCATCGTACGGGTACCAATAATCGCCCGGAACGGCGAGCGTATTGGCATTACCGCCAGTACTCCTCACCGTCATAATCGGTAGGCTATCATCAGCCTCGAACTCCCATGCAGCGCCGCCGCGACCACCAAACGTCCAGATACAAAAGGCAATCACCAGCACGGCAAGCACCGCAAAACCGATCGCGACAAGGCCATGGTGCGCACGGCTTTCCTCGGCCGATACATCCCATTGCGTCTCTCGATATAGATGCTTGTCTTCCATGTTCGCCTCCTCACAGGCACGCTCATTAGGCCAATCGTACCCATTCGAGCTATACTTGAGCCCATTACATAAACGGGGGGCTTGCAGGACAAGACGGCAGGCTGAGATTGGGCGCGCCCGCCCTGACCCGCAAACCTGATATGGGTAATGCCAACGAAGGGAGCCGTGCCAATGAGCACACAGACCGAGCCCAAGCTCGTCACGCAAATCGACTTCGCCCGCGCCGGGCAGATCACACCGCAGATGAAGGAGGTCGCCGAGCGCGAGCATCGCGACCCCGAGTACATCCGCGAGCGCGTGGCCGACGGCCGCATCGCCATTCCTGCCAACATCGTGCACATCAAAAAAGGCATGCGCGCCTTTGGCGTCGGTGAGGGCCTGTCCACCAAGGTCAACGTGAACTTGGGCATCTCGGGCGACAAGGCCGATGCCGCCGAGGAATGGAAGAAGGTCAAGATCGCCGAGGACTTTGGCGCCGACGCCATCATGGACCTCTCCAACTCGGGCAAGACGCGCCAGTTCCGCCAACAGCTCATCGACGAGACGCCGCTCATGGTAGGTACCGTCCCCATGTACGACGCCATCGGCTACATGGAAAAGCCGCTGGTCAAGCTTACCAAGGACGACCTGTTCGAGGTCGTGCGCGCGCACGCCGAGGACGGCGTGGACTTTATGACCATCCACTGCGGCATCAACAAGTCGGTCACAAAGACCTTTAAGGAGACCGGCCGCCTCATGAACATCGTGAGCCGCGGCGGCTCGCTGCTGTTTGGCTGGATGGAGGTCACCGGTAACGAGAACCCGTTCTATGAGCTCTACGACGAGCTGCTCGAAATCTGCCACGAGTACGACGTGACGATTTCGCTCGGCGACTCCTGTCGCCCGGGCTGCCTCTACGACTCCAACGACGCCATCGAGACCGCCGAGATGATCGAGCTGGGCAAGCTGTGCAAGCGCGCATGGGCCGCCGGCGTCCAGGTTATGGTCGAGGGTCCGGGCCACATGGCGCTCGACGAGATCGCCGCCAACATGAAACTGCAGAAGCGCCTGTGCCACAACGCCCCGTTCTATGTGCTCGGGCCGCTGGTGACCGATATCGGCGTGGGCTACGACCACATCACCGCTGCCATCGGCGGCGCTATCTCCGCCAGCTCCGGCGCCGACTTCCTGTGCTACGTGACGCCGGCCGAGCACTTGTGCCTGCCCAACGCCCAGGACGTGCTCGACGGCCTCATGGCAACCAAGATCGCCGCACACGCCGCCGACATCGCCAAAAAGGTGCCCCACGCCCGCGACATGGACGACAAGATGGGCCAGGCACGCCGCAAGCTTGACTGGGACGCCATGTGGGAGTGCGCGCTCGACCCGGTTACGGGCAAGAAGCGCTACGAGGAGTCCCCCGCCGCCACCGAGGGCACTTGCACCATGTGTGGCAAGATGTGCGCCGTCCGCACCGTCAACAAAATCTTCGAGGGCACCACGATCGACCTCGGCATGGAGGACTAGCCTGTCGCCGCGGCCGCTTCTGGCGGCGAGCTGGTGCCTGTCAATTGTTGACGTGTGAACATTTGCTTGCATTTGCGTAAAGATTGCATCGCCCGCCCGGGTTCGACATAGAGTCGGCCCGGGCATCTTTATAATGCTGGCTTATAGACCCATTTGATTCCGACCGAACAAGGGAGCGAACATGGATCGCAGTAAGGTACCTGCCGTTCTATCCATCGCAGGATCCGATTCCAGCGGTGGCGCCGGCATTCAGGCCGACATCAAGACCATCACGGCACACCGCCTGTATGCCGAGACGGCCATCACCGCCATCACCGCACAGAACACCCTGGGCGTCACCGCCGTGCAGAACATCTCCCCGGATATTGTCGAGGCGCAGATCGATGCCGTTTTTGACGATATCCGCCCCAACGCCGTTAAGATTGGCATGGTTTCCTCTGCCGAGATTATCGATGTTATCGCCGACCGCCTGAGCGCTTGGAACGCGACAAACGTGGTAGTCGACCCCGTCATGGTAGCCACCTCGGGCGCACGGCTGATTGCCGAAGATGCCGCCGAGGCGCTCACCCGCCGCCTGTTCCCGCTAGCGACGGTTATCACGCCCAATATTCCCGAGGCCATGGCCCTGCTCGACTACGAGGTCGACTCCGAGCGCACGCAGCAAAATGCTGCCATGCTCCTCACCCGCCGCTTTGGTTGCGCATCCCTCGTTAAGGGCGGGCATCTTGTCAACGAGGCCAACGATGTACTGGCCGAACCCGCGCCACTCGATGACGAGGGCAACCATCTTGGAGATCCACTCACCACGTGGTTCCGCCACAAGCGCATCGAGACCGACAACACGCACGGCACCGGATGCACGCTCTCGTCCGCCATCGCCTGCGCGCTGGCCCAGGGCATGGATCTTGCCGATGCCGTCAACGCCGGCAAGGCCTACCTGACAGGCGCTCTGGCCGCCGGCCTGAACATGGGCAAAGGCTCCGGCCCCGTCAATCACATGTGGCAGTATTGAGATAGTTTGCCGCAGCTCGCTATTGATGCTGACCAACAGGCAAAACTCGCTGACGGCGCTGCAATACGCTGACCGTACTTAGGGTTTGGCGGCAACTTAGGATATTCGAGGGATACGAAAAGGGGCCGTGGCGACGAACCGCCACGGCCCCTTTTGTTGTTATCGCCCGCTGTCGCTAGCGCCGGTTGATGCTCACGATGCAGAGTCCGATTGTCGCCACGGTGCCGCCGAAAAGCGAGCCGAGCACGAACGTCAGCGCGATCATCGGCGAGTCCCGTCGGAGATGTAGACCTGCAGGCGGTCGAGTGCATGGCTGTAATAGCCGGCGTAATCGTCTCCGCCATACGTGGTTCCGTCGTCGCAGACCTCGCCCCACCATCCGGCATGATCGACATCCTGAGAGCGGTAGTAGACCTGACGGTAGTCACCACCAGGCGTGACGTAGTACATCTGGACACCATCGATGGTCTGGCCCCAGACACCCGCCATCCCGTTCACGCTGTCGCCGTAGGATGCGGCCTGCACCCAGTCGAGCCATCCGGATTCGCGGGTGTGGACGCGATAGCGTAGGGTGCCGGTATCGGCCCATGCAATCAACATGTCATGGGAGCCGTAAGGCATGCCCGCGAAGCCGTTCTCGCTGGAGTCGTCGAAGTTCGTCACCTCGGAGTTCCAGCCGCCGCCGCGGTTGTGCAGCGCATAGTGGACATTCACGCAGGCGCCAGTCGATTTCGGGAAGCTGGCCGTCGGTGAGCTGTAGCCGCCTCCCTCATAGGTCCCGCCGTTGCCGTTGGTCGGCGCGATAGGTGCTACGTAGCCGCTGCCCAAATAAGACGCGACCGCCTGCTTGAACTCCCACCAGCTCTTGCCGTACTGGGCAAAGTAGCCATTGGGGTCGGTATGATCGCTGCCGCCCCAGCGCTGAGCAGCCTCGTAGTGGCTCAAGAGTCGTGACGTGTCCCAACCGTGGGCACGCAGCTCGTCGCCAGCCCACTTGACCGCCTCGCCCCACTGCTTTGAGAAGTCGGCTGCATTGGTGGCATGGGCTAACTCGATGCCGATTGTATAGCCATTGCCGTTGCCCACGTGCCAGCAGAGGCGGTTCTCCGCGACCGTGTTGTAGACCGTGGAGCCGTCGAGCTCCATGACGTGATGCACGGCATAGGTGTCATCGCGGCCCCACAAGAGCGTGTGATTGTACGCGCTTGCGCCCGGATTCGCAGTCTCGTGGATTACGAGGTAGGACGCATTGAGGTAGCCGTGGCCGCCGCTCACGTACTTGTCGACGCTCTGGTATGCCTCCGCGCCGCACGGGGCGGCAAGGGCGGCCACGAGGGCGAGGACAACGGCGAGGACGCTACGGAGCGGCAGCTTGCGCTTGGGCTCGGCACTAGTCTCCGTCATGCTCGCCTCCCGCCTTGAGTCGCGCGGCGTCCACGGCTTGCTCGGCCGCGGCATAGATGGCCGCACTCGCGACCCCGCACACCGTGCCGATGGCGGCGACAGCCTGGTTGTCCGTGGCGATGCCGGCCACGCTGGTGGCGACGGAGCCCAGGAAGGCAGCTGTGCACAGCCAGAACTTTCGGCTCGTCACCTTGCGGATAATGTTTTCGGTAGTCATGATTCCTCCTATCTACCTGTTTCTTTGTCGTAGAGCAGGTCGACTCGGTCGCAGATGTGGTCGACCTTCTCCGCCATTCCTTGGCTTCTCGCCTGACTGTGCGTAAGGTCGCTGTGCAGGACCTCGTTGGACGCCACCACGGACTCCATCAGCGTCTTCATGGCCTCCATGAGGCTGTTGGACCTCTCCATCTGGGCTGCGATGCGGCCCTCCATCTGTGATCGCTCACGGTCGCGCTGCGCCCGCTCGTCCACCTCGGCCTGCTTACGCTCCTCGCGCTTCAGGTCGAGCTCGCCCTTCCGCCGGTTTTGTCGCTTGTACTCGTCCAGAAATTGCCTACCGAAATAGAAGGCGATCAGCACCAGCGCCGCGCCACCGAGCCACCCCGGCCCGTACGGCGCAAAGAGCTTGAGTACCTCCATCTGACCTCCTTCCCGTTCTGCAGCGTGGTGGGGCCCATTCCCCGCCACACTGCAGGTTCGGGCCACCGTAACGCCGGCCTACACCGCCGCCATCGTGCCAACGCACACGGCCAGCGGACCCTGCGACAAAATCACGGCGCGGTCGGTGATGATGCACCCCGTGCAGGAGCGCACCATCGGGACCGTCACCACCGCCCCGTGCAGCATCACGTCGAGCGCCGTGTTGTGGACGCCCACGACCGTGCCGAACTCCATCGTCAGACGCTTGCCGCCCGATGGCATCGCCGCCGCCAGCCGCGCTGCCGCGCCCTTGATCTCGGCCGTCGAATCGCTCATCGCTCGTACCTCCTCGCCGTGTGCTTTATGACGCAGCCGGCGTCAAGCGTCAGCGTCTGCTTCTGGATTGCCAGCTTGCCGACAACCCCGCCGGTCCTGTAGTTCATCGCCACCGCCATGCACGGCTCGACGGGCTTGTACACGCTCTTGAACTCGTCCGTGCGCGTCACGGCGCGCTCGGTGGCGAGCAGCTCCGCCGCCTTGCGGTCCGCCGCCGCCTGCATGGCGTCCTGAGGCCAAGGCGTGGCGTTGCCTCCCTCCTCGACCTTGTCGGCGACGAAGATGGCCTCGCCGCCGTCGATGTAGCAGTAGCCCCAGCTGATCTTGTTGTGGTTCTCCGTGGCGTGGTAGGTGTAGCTGACCTTCTGCCACTCGCCAGTCATGGTGAACCCCTTGGTCACCGGGCCAAGTGCCCTCTCCTGGTCCCAGAAAGACTGTATGATGCCCGTCGCGCCTTTAGTGCCCTTGACCCACACACTCTGCGTGTAGTCCGTATCCTTCTTGACGCTCGGTCCCTCGTCCTGGCAGAAGCCGACGCGCCCGCCACTCGAGACGACCTTGATGCCGAAAAGCACGCCCACCTGCGGCGAGTCGGGGACGTAGACGGTCTGGATGCTGCCGTGCGAATCGCTCTGCCTGAAGCTCTTATCCGACTTCTTGCCGGTGCCGATGAGGGCGTTGGCGGCGCCCTCGACAAGGTTGGCGTCCTCGGTATCCACGCCCGGCAGGCTGTCGTAGCTGTAGCTCTTGACGATGCGACGACCGACCGAGACGGTCGAGAGGTCTGAATCGGGCGAGTCGTCCACCGCCGTGCCGCGCACCGATGCGTCCTGCGTGCTGAAGTCCACGTGCACGACGTTGCAGACCTCGGCGCGGTTAGTCGATTCGGTCATGTCCGACATGAAGCGCGCGTCCCTGCCCTCGGTGAACTCGGCCGAGATGGGCATGTCCGAGGGCTCGATGTAGCGCCTGAAGAGCACATTGCCCATGCGGTCGGTCGAGGCCGAGCGGAACCCCGCCGCCTCAAGGAGCAGGTTCACGGCATCCAGCTTGGTTTTGGCGTCGTTGTTCTTGCCCACGCCGAACACCCAGTTGCTGCCCAACAGGAGGCTACTGCTGTCGGCGTAGACGGTGAGGCCGACCGACTCGGCTATCTTGACGGCCTCCTCCACCGCATTGCTGTCTTGGGCGATCACGTAGGGACCGTCGAAGTCGTCGTCCTTGAGCAGCTTCAGGAGGCCGTAGGCATTGATCTGTCCCTCGCGGTAGGCGCCGTCGATGTCCACCGAGTCCACCACGGGCATGAACGTGCCGAGGCACTCGCGCCTCTCGCTGCCGTCCGAGAAGGAGGCGTTGAGGTACACGCGCAGAAAGTCGTTGCCGACGTCGAACTTGTCGGCGAAGTCCAGGGATGCGGTCTCGTAGAGCGCCGTGTTCGCGCTGCGCTCTATGGAGCCGCCGTTCTCGATGTCGCGCACGAAGTCGAGCTCGAGCCCCGTCTCGCGCGAGACGCGCACGAAGTCGTAGGAGGCGTCGAACGGCCTCGTCCAGTTATCAGCCATTGGCGGGCTCCTCCCACGTCTCCCACGTCGGGTCGCACGAAGCCACCCACGCGCCATCAGAACGCTTCACGCCGCAGCTCAGGCGGGCGCGGAACCGCTCGCCGTGGAGGTTGCGCACCCAGAAACGCCCCGCGGTGTTCATGATCTCGAGGAATGACTTGTAGTCCTCCTCGTCGAGCAGCAGGAAGTCCATGCTGTCCTTGACGTCCCTCTCGTTGATGCCGTACGAGACGGGCAGCCCCTCCCCGCCGTCGGCGAAGTGCAGCATCTTGTACCCGTGCGTCACCTTGCGGCTCGAGCCCTTCTTGAGATAGCGCCCGAGCCACGACCTCTCAGCGCCGGCTCCCCAGTTGAGAGCCACCGCGCGGCTCGCCACGGTCGTCTTGACCCTCGTCGCCGTGCTCACGCCCGTCGCGGCGTAGGCGACCGCGACGTACTCGAACTCGCTGTTGAGCGGAGGCAGCGGGTCGCTCGCGCCCTCGCCCGCCGCAAGGTGAGAGCCGAGCTGCAGGGTCGAGCCGTCGGGCAGGACGCGCGACACGGTGAAGTGGGACGTCTCGGGCGTGTCGTCGCTGTCGGCCTTGCCTGGGAATACCGACAGCTGGCATCCCAGCCTCTCGTCGACGAAGATGTTTAGCGACGGTTTGGCTGGCGGTGCCCAGTCGGTCCGGAAAGCTCTCGAGACGGTGACCGATAGCGACGATCCGGCCGTGACCGTGAGCATGACCCTGTACGGCGTGAAGTTGACGAACGCGTGTTGCGCGTAGCCCAGGCGGAAGGAACGCGCGTCCTTGTCCACAGCCCCGCTCCACAGAAGGTTGCCCCTGATGTCGCATAAAGACAGGTACTGTCGGCTGACGCCCGTCTCGTCGGCCACCTTCCACGTGAAGGTATGCGGCACCGCGCGCAAGGTTGCCCCGTCCGCAGCCGGGTCGGTGAAGAATGCCTGGGGCGCGTCCGCCACGGTATATGCCGCCGCGCTCGACCATGCGCCCCAGTCTTCGTCGAGGCCCTTGGTGCGCACGCGCACGGAGTAGAGGCCCTTGGTGCCGGTCGGCAGCTTCAGGCTCGTACCCGGGCCATCGACCGTCGTGGTGGTGGGACCCGTCGGCGTCGTGACCTGCACCTCGGCTGAGGTCTGCGCCGAGCCGTCCGGATGGTTGGGCACCCATTCGAGCGTCGCGGTCGAACCTGTGGCGTAAGCCGCCCTGACGCCCCTGATGGACGGTGCGAGCGGCGGGCATATTGTCGTGACCTCGTTTGACTCGGTCCACGGTCCCTTGAGGCCGCTCTTGACCGCGCGGGCGCGGTAGCGCACCGTACCCGCCGGTGCCTCCTCGTCCTCCCATGAGGCGTTTACGCCCGCATCGACCCACGTCTTTCCACCGTCGGTCGTGAGCTGGAACTCCCAACTGTCGACGAAGGCAGGTGCGTCGTGCCCCTTGAGCACGACCTTCGCCGCCTCCGCCTTGACGGCCTCGAGCATGCCGAGCGCCGTCGGCGTGGTGTAGATCGCCGGCGCGCTCACGCCGTAGTCCGACGTGCCGCCGGGGCCCGTCGCCTTGGCAGAGAAGATATACATGCAGCCCGGCTCGAGGCCGTTGTAGGTATGGCTCGTGGTATCCCAACTGACGGTGCCGACGTCGGTGAACTTCCCCGGGCCGTTCTTCACCACGCCGACGGTCACGGTCGACCAGGGGTAGTCGCCGTTCATGCCCGTGTAGTCGACGTCCCAGCTGACCTTCGCGCTGGTGTCGCTCAGGCGCTCCGCCCTGATGTTCTTCGGCGTGTGCGGCGTGTGGTAGGCACGGCACGGGACCGTGACGGTGTTGGAGGCGTTCGACGTTCCGTTGCCGAAGCCGCCCGTGACGTTAATCTGGCCCGTGAAGGTGTGGTTGTAGGCGTCGCCGTTGCCGCGGGCGAGCTCGACGTCGCGCGACGTGCACTGCACCCATACCCAGCCGGAGTTGTTCGTCGAGTAGACCGAGCCGTTCCACGAGCTGCCCGCCGACGAGCTGCCGTTTGCGTAGCAGTCGATGGCGTAGCGCGTGCCGTAGCCGTGCGTGACGCGGTAGGTCACGGTGGTGTCCGTGCGCCCGACCTCAGCAACGTCCACGTACGCGCACCAGCAGTACTTTCTATAGCCACTGCCGCCTTGAACCCAGTTTCCCTGCGCCATACTACGCGACCCCCATCGCCATGCTCTGCTCCACCGCCGCGACGAAGCTCCTGAAGGCGGAGGCCACGCGCCCGTCGACGCCCAGCAGGTCGCCGTTGAGGTAGAGGTTGTAAACGTTGCCGCCGCCCGCGATGCCCGCGGCTCCGCTGGCGGTCGCCCCGTATGCTCCGCCGCCGGTAACGCTCGCACCGAACACGGCGGCCTTCTCGACGTTGCGCACCGCCGACCTCATGGACTTCACGGGCTCGTCAGCTGTGTCGTCGATGCCGAGGGCCGCGCCCTGCATCACGTAGCCGAAAATCTTGCGGAACACGCGCGACGGCGAATGGATGCCCAGCAGGTTCTTGGCCGCGTCGATGGCGCCGCCCACCACGCCGGTAATCTTGCTCACGACCACGCCTGCCGCGCCGCTGATTCCGTTTGCGATGCCCTGCACGATCTGCGAGCCGATGGACACCACACGGCCGGGGATTGAGGACAGGGCACTCACAATGGAGCTGCCGATATTGGCCGCAGCCGAGGTCACGAAGCCGACCGCGCCGCTGATGGCGGAACCCAGGCTGCTGATTCCGTTGCGGCCGATGCTCGCCAGGGTGGACGGCAGATTCTGGATTGCGCCGCGGATAGCGGACACGATGTTGGTACCGCACGTGCTGACGAAGCCGGCCATGCCGGTGATACCGTTGCCCAGGAACGTGATGGCGTTCCTGCCTAGGCTCAGCCAGTCGAGCGCCGACCAAGCCGAGACGAAAGCCGAGAAGATGGCCGGGATGTTGGCGATGAGCGTCGGTATCGCCTGCACGATGCCAAGTGCCAGCGTCACAATTGCCTGGATGCCGGCACCGAGCAGTATCGGCGCGTTGTCGTTGATCGCGTTGGCGAGGTTCTGCACGATGACCGGGGCCTGCTCGATGATCGTCGGCAGGCTGTCCGCTATGCCCTGCGCCAAGCCGACGATGAGGTTCGCCGCGCCCTCTGCCAGAACGCCCGCGTTCTCGGCTATGGACTCGGAGAGGCCGGTGAGGATCTGCAGGCCGCTCTCCGTGATGGAGGGCAGGTTCTCGGACAGGTAGCCGCCGAGCGACGTCATGAGCGACGCCGCCGTCTCGGAGAGGAACGACAGCCCCATCTCGATTCCCTCGGCGAGCCTGGGAACGACCTCGCCGCCCACCTCGGCGAAGCCCTCGGCGATGCCGGGCAGCGATGAGGTGATGTTCTCCTGCAGCGTGGAAAGGTCGCCCTCGAGTAGCGTCAGGCCGTAGACCATGGCGAGGTGCAGAGACTCGAGCGGGTTGTCACCAGCCGACCAGATCTCGCCAAGGCCCTTGAAGCGCTCGCCGATCTCGTCCACGCCGTCCGACACGGCGGAGAGGATGTCGCCCATGGGTCCGGGCACGGCTGCCGCCGCGCTGTCGAGTGCCTGCGTGAAGATGCTGACGAACGCCTGACCGAGCACGGGCCCGACCGACGTGACAAGGCTCGGCAGCTGCGACAGCGCAGTGCCGGCGATGGTCGCCACGCGCGGGATGACGTTCGAGGCCGCCGTCTCGACCGACTGTACCAGCTCCTCGGTGAGCTTGCCCATGTCGGCGTCGTCCTTGCCCAGCTCCGTTATCCAGTTCTCCCAGGCGGCCTTCGCCATGTTGCAGGAGCCCTCGATGGTCGTCGCGGCCTCGCGCGAGGTCGTACCGGCGATCTGCATCTGCTCCTGCATCGTATGGATAGCGAGCACGATATTGTCGAATGAGAGACTCGACTCGTCCACGGCGGAGTTGACGGCGTGCGCGTCCTTGACGAGGCGCTGCATCTCCTCCTTGGTTCCGCCATACCCCAGCTTGAGGTTGTCGAGCATCGTGTAGTTCTGCTTGGCAAATCCTTGGTACGCGTTCTGGAGGTCCTCCATCGCCGTGCCGAAGGTGTTTGCGTTGTCGCTCATGTCGACCATGGCCGTGTTGGCGTACTCGGCCGCCTTGACCGTGTCGCCCCCGAGCGATTTGACAAGCGAGGCCGAGAAGCCTGTGACCTGCTCCATGTACCGGTTGGCGCTCAGGCCGGCCGTTATGTAGGCGCGGTCGGCGTTTGCCAGCACCGTCGTCTGGGCCTGCTCGAGCTGCTCCCACTTACCGGAGCACTGCTCGACGGTCTGTCCCGTAAGCGCGGCGTACTCGTCGAGCGACTTGCCCATGTTGCCGAAAATCTTCTGGATGCCGCCGACGTTCTGCTCGTATGCGGCGTATGCGCTCATGCTCATGCCCGTGATGGCGGTGACGCCCGCCCCCACGGCGGCGACGCCAACGCCTATCGCCTTGGCGGCGGTCGCGCCGGCCTTGCCGAGCGTGCCCACGACCTTCGAGGCCACGCCCTCGGCCTTGCCGCTGGCCTCGTCCTTGAGGCCGACCTTAATCATCAGGTCGAGAAGGTCCACCTAGACCACCTTCAATCCCATCCGCTCGATGATGTCTGCGGCGATCTCGTCGCCGCTGCGCGTGTCCTCCGCCTCGGACCCATCGCCCGCACCGCCGTTGACGATGCTCAGGAAGGGTTCCTTGAGCCACTTCCCCTGCGCCATGAGGCGCACCGACTCGCTCAGGTACACGCGGAACGCCTCCCGCTCGTCCCGCTCGCGCCACCGCGCGACCATGTACCTAGAGAAAGGGCGAGCACGCCGTGGCCCGACGTACTCGCCCAGACAGAGCCATATGTGAGATGGGTCCTCGGCGGCTATCCAAAAAAAGGAGCCAAAATGTCCTTGATGCCGTCGATGCCGTCGATGGCATCCTTGATGTCGTTCACCCACTTCTTGACGGTGAAGTCGGCCTTGTACTCCTCGAGCGTCTGGCCGTCGAGCGCGGCGAGCAGCTTGTAGCTGATCTCGCCACCCTGGCGCAGCACGTCGGGCAGAAGCCCCACCACCATGTCCACGGCGAGGCCGTTGACCTCGGCGGTTGCGGCTGCCTTCGCGGCCTCGGGGTCGCCCTTGACCTTGGCGCTCGCCTTGGCCTTGGCCTTGGCGGAGTCGGCGCGGAACTTGGCGTAGGCCGCCTTGGCCTTTGCGCCGAGTTCGCCGTTCATGACGTCCTCCGCCACGTCCGCCAACAGGCACATGGCGTTCTGGAACTCGTCGGCGGTAAGGTTCTCCAGCTTCATGGTTAGGCTCCAATCTCCTGCTTGATATACAGCTCGTAGGGCACGATCTCGGGGGTCTTGATTGAGTAGTGGCCCGTGAACTCGAACGCGAACTGGCCCTTGGCCTTGTTCTGTGTCGTGATTTGCAAGCCGCCCGTGTTGAGCGCGTTGATGAGGTGAACGGCGATATAGCCGTTGCCGTTCTCGCCCGAGTAGTCGCCGATGAGCCAGATGTCGGCAAAGTCGTCCTCCGAGAGAGCGGAGCGCGGGACGATCTTCCCTGCGGTCTCGTCAGCTGCGGTTGCGAGCTTCTTGCCGAGCGCGGTGTTCAGCGTCACGAACGTGCCGCTCAGCTTGGCCTCGATGCTGTCGATGCGCTTCAGCTCCATCGTGTTGGCGGGGCAGTTGTCGATGTCCTCGCCGTAGTCGATGAAGCTTGGCGTGGCGGTGAAGCTGACTCCGCCGCTCGTCGCGCCCATCAGCTCGGACTCCGCGACCTCGGCGGTATTGGGGTTGAAGTTCGTGGCGAGCAGGCCCGCGTTGATTACGATCTCCTTGAACGTGTTCTCGGGGATGCGCGTGAACTTAGAAGACATATGACCTCCTAGTAGCTGGTCATGTACTCAATAGTCAGGTTGATGATTCGGCGCTTCACGGCGTTGTCCTCGTCGGCCATGGCGTTGCAGAACGGCTCGCCCTGCATCACCCACATGCCGCCGCCCTCGCACGGCAGGAGCACGCCGGAGAGCCCGAGCGCACGGGCGACCTCCTCGGCCTTGGCGTTTGGCGCGGCCTCGGACGAGGTCCGGTACCAGAGGTTCACCTCGGAGTTGCACTGCGTGCCGAACGCCGCGGTCGGCAGGTCGTAGGTGATGTAGGGCATCTTCGCCTCGCCCGGCACCGCCGAGTCGCGGTACACGGGCAGTCCGAAGCCCTCGAGCCACGCCTGCAGCGCCACCGCCTTAGTCGCCATCAGGCACCTCCCACTCCTCCGCACTGCACTGGCCGAAGCCAAACGACGCACAGTGCGGCGTGGCCCCGTCGTCCGCGTTCGACGTGCAGCGGAATACCTGCCCGTCGGACGTACGCTGGAAGAGGTCGCCGTAGCACAGCGGCTCGTCGGTGGTCACGGTGTAGACGTTCCTCACGCCGTCGTGCTCCGCGATACGCGAGGCCGTGGAGCTGTCGCGCACGATTGCCGCCGTGAAGCCGTCGCCTACGGCGAGGACGGTCTTGAAGCCGCCCTCGCCGTCGGGCTCGGTCTTTGCGACGAGCCTCGCGCACGCTACCGCCATGCGCTCGTACAGGCGGCTCACAGCTTTCTCCAAGGGTCGAGACGTGCCTTGAACTGCTGTCGCCACGTGATGGGCGAGCCGTCGCCGCCGACGCGCGTGTAGCTGTAGCCGCCGAAGCTCTCGGATGCGTACGGGCTGTCCAGCTCCTTGGCGTGCTCGGTCTGCCACGCCGCGATCTCGTCAGCGAGGTCGACCACGGCCTGCGGGATGGCGAGCGCCCAGACGGTGCCGACGAACTCCTCGTCCGTGAGGCCGTTGTAGGGCCATGAGTGCAACCCGTCGTTGAACGTCGAGCCCGTGATGCGGATGTACTGGCCCTCCTTGAGGTCGAGGGCCGCGGGCGGCACGAGGCGGCCGTCCTCGATGCGGACGCGCCCCGTGCGCTTGTCGGCGACGAACCAGTTGCGCAGCGACAGAAGCACCTGCTCGAGCATCTCTGCGCCTATCGCTTATCGGTGATGACGGCGGCGAGCTCGGGGCTGAGGGTCTTGACGCCGCAGAGCATGTCGATGGAGACGGTGTCGGTCTTGGTCTTCTGGTCGTAGCCCTGCACGACGCGCAGACCGAAGCCGTCGTAGGAGGTGGAGAACGCCTTGGGGGCGCCGAGCGGCATCTCGAGCTGGCGGGTCACGAGCGCGAAGGCGTTCTTGTGGAACGCGATGGACGGCGTGTAGTTGGCCGTCTCTGCCGTGGTCTTCTGCACATTCTGGTCGCAGTAGAAGTCGAGGCCGTACTTACGGCCAAGCGATGCCTCCTTGAGGGCGGTGCCGTTGTCGCCGACGGCGGACGCGTTGGTGAACGCCTCGGTGTTGAGCAGGTCGGCCTCGGCCTGGGAGCCGTAGACGAAGCGGCGCTCCGTGGATGGTGCCTTGGCGTCCACGAGGAACTTGCGGGCGGCGATGATGTCTGCCACGGCGATGGCGCCCTTGGTGTGGTCGACGCGGTTCGTGACGTCCTTCTCGAGCGCGAGCAGGTAGCCGTCGATCTTGTCGGCGAAGGCCTGCATCGCCGGAACGAGGAACTGCGCGGAGAAGTCGACGATGCCCATCGTCAGCTCCTTGGACGTGACGGCGAACGTCACGTCGAGCAGCTTGTCCATCTTGACGGGGACCTTGCCCTCCGTGGCGTCCTGCACCTCGACCTCGGTAGTAAACTCCTTGGCCTCGAAGGTGGCGGGCTTGCGGACGGTGATGGTGTCGCCCACGCCGGCGACGAACTCGGAGGAGTAGTCGCGGTGGACGAGGTTGGCCATGACGGCGTTGGTGCGCAGAACGTCCAGCGCCTCGTTGGCGATGATGTTGGGTGTAAGGATGGTGTTCGACATAGAAACCCCTTAGCCTCTCTGCTCCGCCTTGTACTTCATGTACTCGGCGGTGCTCATTTCGTTGATGTCCTTGCCGCCCTCGCCCTTGGGGGCGTGGGCCACGTCGGCGCCCTTGACGGTTGTGGTTGCGATGAAGTCGGCCCAGTCGGCCTTGATGCCCTCGGTGAGCTTGTCCGCACCCTCGATAGCGCCGTCCTTGACGGTCACGTTCTCGAGGTCGGAGACCTTGAGAACGGTCTCGATGCGCTTGGGGTCGACGCCCGCCGACTTGAGCAGCTTTCGGTACAGACTGCGCTTCTCGGCTGCGGCTTTCTCGCCCTCGACCTTGGCCTTGTAGTCCTCTAGGTTCTTGACGGCAGCCTTGTACTTTTCCTCGTACTCGCCCGCGCCCTCGCCCTTGGCCTTGAGCGCGTCCAGCTCCTTCTTGTAGCCGTCCGCCTTGCCCGCGGCCTCCTTGAGCTCGTCGCGCTGCGCCTTGAGCGCGTCCACGCTCTCGGCGTGCTCCTCGATGATCTGGTCGATCTTCTCGTCCTCGATGCCCATTGCCTTGAGCATCTTTTGCGTGAGTGCCAACAGAATCTCCCTTGCTTCGGAATGGGCGGGTCCCAGCCTGTTGCCTCGGCAGGGCCCGCACCGCAATACCTCGCGGCAAGGGTGAGTATCCAAGCGGAGTAACGCGGCCCTACGCGCCACCCCTCAGGTGCTTCTCGAGAATCGCCCGGTACGTGTCCCCGTGGCCCGTTGCCGCCTTGCGCAGGAAGTGCTTGCCCTTCATGCGGGAGGTCCCCTCCTCGACGTATGGCGCGTACTCGACGTTGGTCCCGATGAAGCAGTCGTAGCCTTTGAGGAGGTGCGTGACGGAGTTGCGCAACCTGCCCGTGTCGACCGGGCACGTCGCCTTGGCGTAGCCCTCCGCGACGAGGCCTATCTCCTCCAGGCCCGTCTTATAGGCGCGCAGGAGGGCCTTCTCGACCTGCTCGATGTTGTTCTGCCGTATCTCGATGCACTCGGCGGTATCCAGCTTCGCAGCGTTTACGATCTCCTCGGTGATGAGGGTGCCGTGCCGGCCGTGGTCGCCGACGCCGCCGACGAGCCCGTAAGCCATCAGTCGAGCACCTCGCACCCGTAGCCCACGCGGCCGTTGACGTCCGCCTCGATGGCCTCGATGGCCTGCACCGGCACGCCCTCGCACCCGAGCGTGCAGCCGTCGTCGGGCTCAACCTCGTCGCCGCGCTGCG